CACTGGCCCAACCGCTATGAGGTGATCAATCTCCCGGCGTTCGCTGAAGCAGATGATCTCTTGGGAAGAGAGATAGGAGAGCCTTTGTGGCCAGAACGCTATACCCGAGAGGACCTCGAGGAGCTTGAGGCGACACTGGGATCTTATTGGTTCTCAGCACTCTTCCAGCAACGACCACTTCCGAGCATGTCCGGAGTGGTTATCGGTGATATGTTGCAGGTATGTGGACCAGAAGATATCCCGCATTACAATCACCTCAAGTACTGTCGCTCATGGGATCTCGCTGCGAGCGTCGCAAAAGGCGACTATACTGCCGGTATCTTGATGGCAAAGCATGTCAAGCATGACAGGTACTACATCCTGGACGTTAAGAGGTTCCGGAAGAGCCCTGCAGGTACTGAGCAGGAGATCAAGGAAACTACTGCTGGTGATGGTGCTGGTGTTAGGATCCGAATGGAACAGGAACCTGGAGCATCTGGGAAGTCGTTGATAGCGCACTACAAGCGAGAGGTGATCCCAGGGTACCCGTTCAAAGGAGTGCCGCCTAGCGGACCGATCGAAGCAAGAGCATCCCCGTTCTTAGCCGCAGTCGAGGATGGTCAAGTAAAGATGGTTCGTGCTCAGTGGAACCAGGACTTCCGAGATGAATGCAACTTCTTCCCTGATGGCGAGCATGACGACCAGATATCATCGGTATCTTACGCGTACAACGAGTTAGAGGGTGGCAAGTTCAATTTAGCTACTTGGGGTCGTCAGGGCCAGGACAAGCAGGCGGCAAAGCAAGTAGCTGGTGTGGCGGTTCGCGGACGAGATGCTCGCGTCGCCACGGAATCAACAGGTAAAGTGATTACGGGTATAGCCTGGGGCCGAAAGACTCCAGGTACAGACCACAGGAGACGCTGACAATGAAAGCCAAGCGACAAAAACGGTGGTGGACGAGTCGAACGTTGTTCGTGAGCGTGGTATCGCTTACTGCAACGGCTCTGGGTGTTGCTGGAATCGACGTACTGGAGAGTCCAGTGGTACAGGCTCAGGCTGTCGCCGCTCTAACTGCAATCGCAGGGTTCGCAGTACGATTCGTAACTACCGAACCTGTCGATGATCGGCTCAAGTCGAAGGAGCGAAGCAGTGGCGATTAACAAAAGCACGGATGCTGCTGTCACGGCAGCAAGTAGAGCTGCAAAGCGTGCGTCTGGAGGTAAACTCCGAGACAACGTTGTCCGAATCATGAGCACGCTCGCCTCGCGCGCAGAGCTTGCGGTCCGAGCAGGACTACAGTTCTCTGACAACCGGGATCTCTACGCGGTCTTTGGGTACACCAAGCGTGTCCAGTACAGAGATGTCCTTGCGAAGTACGCTCGTCAGGACATTGCTGGGCGCATCGTGGATGCACCTGCGGACGCTCTCTGGACGAATCCACCTACTGTTACGAGTACGGCTGCAGGCTTCGATGATGCGTGGGAAGTTCTCGTCAGAGACCTCCACGTCTGGTCGGTGCTGGGGAGAGTGGATCGGCTCGCCGGTATGCATGAGTACGGGCTGTTGTTTGTCGGTCTGAGCGACGGATCTGACGTTCAGATGCCGGCTACCGCTTCTCGTAGAGACAATGAAGTGCTGTTTCTACAGCCGATCTCACGGGTGCGGGGACAGATCGAGGCATTCAACAAGAACCCGAAGGATGCAAGGTTCAATCTGCCAGAACTGTACTCGATCAGTCAGGAAGACCCGACAAACAAGGCAAACTCCGTCATCTCAGAGTCTGATTCGGCGATGCAGCAGGCCAATGCGACGAAAGTACATTGGTCACGGATGCTTCACGTAGTGGAACACCCACTGGAAGACACTCTGTTTGGCTATCCAAGGCTGTTGAAGGTGTACAACATCCTGGACGACTTGTTGAAGGTCGGTGGTGGCACAGCAGAGACCTACTGGCTCATCGCGAACCGTGGATTGCACGTCGATATCGACAAGGAAATGGACCTTGACGCTGACGATGCAGCAGAACTTGGTGACGAGATCGATGAGTACATGCACCAGCTGCGCCGTGTAATTCGTACCCGAGGTACCAAGATCACTCCACTTGGGTCCGAATCTCCCAAGCCTCGTGAGACGTTCGAGATGCTCCTGGCACTGATCTCTGGTGCAACTGGGATCCCACAGAGGATCTTGTTGGGTGCGGAGGCAGGGCAGCTCGCTTCGGAACAGGATCGTGCGAACTGGGCAGAGCGCGTCGAGGAGCGTCGGATCAACTTTGCAGAGCCGATCGTCTTGAGACCCTTCATTAACTTACTACAGGGAGCTCGAGTGCTGCCAGAAGGAGAAGTTGAGATCGAGTGGCCAGACTCTTTCAATATGTCTCCACTGGAGGAATCTCAGACGATGGCTGCGACTGCAAGAGCAGCCCAGAACTTGTCCCGCTCGATGGATCCGACTACTGGTAAGCCCTTGTTGAACGTTGCAGAGTCTCGCGGTATCCTTGGCTACCCAGAGGATCCTGAGATTGGTGATCCTGTCGAAGAGCAACAAATCGAAGAGGAAGAGCCATTCGAGTTCGATAGTGGTTCTTCTGGTAGTGACGAGGATTCTGGAGAAGAGAACAACACTACTACGAGTGGTCCTTCTGGACGTGATGATCGATAACTAACTAGTCCAACGAGTCTGTCTGTACAGACTAATCCAACCACGGAGAACCGCTCAGTCTCTATCAGGCGGCCCGCTACAGTCCGGCCCAAAGGCCTGACAAAGCAGACGTAGATGGCTGTTTAGTAAACTATATGAGGGTTTATAAGCTAACCCAATTGTATTCGCTAGGGGGAGTGTTTTGACCAATTGAGTCCTTTATAATATAGACTAGAGGGGTCGGAGACTCTCTCGGCCCACCGATTACCGGACCCTACTACTACGGGGACTCCGAGTGAGACATAGGCGATCTAGCTTGCACTCAGACCAAGACACGGGAAGCAACTCCTCACTTATCCGTGGTTGTGGCTCCTCCTCCCCTACACCACAAGTGAAGGGTTCGTTGGAGTCTGATGTTGCGCTGACGTCGATGTTGCTCGTAAACGCGGAGATTGACACGACAGGTGTGCGCCGTGAAGACTTTCGCGGGAAAGAGCACCTCGTAGTTCCGGTTGTCGGTTTGGTTGAGGGAGTCCTCCACCCCGTTAATGCACCTGCTCCCGAGCTTGCACTAGCTGAAGAGTTCGGGAGACACCCTCAAGGATGGAATGGCCGTCCTACGGTACTGAACCACCCGCGAGTAGGTAATACCCCAGTCAGTGCCAACATTCCTGACGTACTAGAAGCCGAGTCCTTCGGCCTTCTGTTCAACACCGAACTAGACGGTAAGAAGCTCAAGTTCGAAGCCTGGCTCGATCCTGACAGGATGTCAGAGCTGGGCGACGAGCACACCCGACTTCAAGAGAGGCTCGAAGATGAGGATGAACTCGTCGAAGTATCGACGGGTTTGTTCATGTCTCTCGAGCAGTCTTCAGGTACCTTCAACGGCGAACAGTTTGACGGTATCTGGCGCAATGTTGTCCCCGATCATCTCGCGTTCCTCTCTGAGGGCTTGACCGGGGCGTGTAGTGTAGAGGGTGGCTGTGGTGCACCTCGGTTGAACGGTGCTCCTTTGGCCGGGTGTGCTGGCTGCCCATCCGGCCCTTCTTCTTCCTGTAAGTGTGGTAGGACTATGGAAACTGACGATCAGGATCAAGGTGAACAGCAGGGCCTCTTTCAGACGCTCATACAGCGTGTTGGCCGAGTCCTGACTTTCCGTAGCGGGAGCAAGGGAGTCAGCGATCGTGACGTTCGCGCAGCTCTGGATGCCGCACTTTCCGTGGAGTCGCCAAGCGACTTCCATTTCGTTATCGCCGTCTTCGATAGCACGTTCGTGTTCGAGAAAGGATTTGACGGCAAGCTCTTCGAACGTCCATTCACCATTTCCGATGACGGGACTGTCGCCCTCGGGTCCGACGTGACGCAAGTTCGTCCCGTAACGGAGTTCGTCCCAGTCACACTGGATCAAGAGGAACCAGCAATGTCCGAACAGTCCACCACTGAGCAGGTGTCGGCTCTGATCGAGAACGCGGGAACTCGTTTCAACGAGGATGACCGTGAGTTCTTGTCGGGGTTGACCGCCGACCAGCTCGCCAAGTTCGAGCCCATCACCGAGAATGCCAGTGCCGAAACGGAAACCGAAACCGAAACCGAAACCGCGCCCGATGTGACCGAGAACGCCTCCGGCGTCGAGAAGTGCCAACCGAAGTTCCCGTCCGAACCCAAGGTCGTCAAGATCCCAACTGTCGAGTCGTATCTCGAGGCGGCGCCCGCGCCCCTCCGTGACACTCTCAGAGCGGCCCTCGCCACTCACGACGCTCGCAAGGACGCCCTCGTCAAGGGACTCGTCGCTTGTGGTGAGCGGTGCATCTTCACCGAGGAGCAGCTTCGCGAACGGTCGGTCGAGGAGCTCGAGAGCCTCACCAAACTCGCTGCCGTCCCGGACTACAGTGTCCAGGGTGGTGCGTCCACGCTGTCTGACCAGTCGGATGACGACGTCGGCTACGCGCCGGCACCTCGGGTCTGGCCGAACGACAGTACCGCTGCCTAGGCGCCCAGCCCAGCCAACGGCGACATATAACAGCCATTTGATCCAGGAGGTCAAGACACATGGCCAACCCCAAGACCATTCTCCTGAAGGGCTCGGGCATTCGCAAGGAGGCTCTCGCAGCCGCCGCAACCGCGATCACCCCCGGGTACCTGGTGGAGCGCGATTCCACGGGCAAGTTCATCGAGCACGCGACTGCGGCAGCCAATGCGGCACCGCTCTTCGCGGTCGAGAACGACCTCATCGGTGGATCGATCACTGACGATTACGCAGTCGGTGATCAGGTTCAGGCAGAGTACATGCAGCCCGGTTCGGAGGTGTACGCTCTCGTAGCAGCCTCTGCCGCTGCCATTGTGATCGGAGACGATCTCGAATCGGCAGGTGACGGTACGGTTCGTATCGCAACCGCCGACGCGGCTACCGATACCGCTCAGCGACGGTCGATGATCGCTCAGGCGATTGAGGCCGTCGACAACTCCGGTGGTGGCTCCGAGGCGCGAATCCGCATCGAAGTCTACTAACCGACGACACTGCCACTCATCACGTCTCGGTTCGAACGCACTGATAGGAGGAACAATATGATTCCCGGTGCAACGGTCGACACCATCCTGCCCGGCAAAGCAGCTGGGCAAATGGTCGCGCAGGGCAGTGTCGCACAGCGGCTTCTGGCTTCGCGCTTCAACATCAATGGTCTCCGGACGCTCGACACTCTCCGTAAGGAGGAGTGGAAGCAATTCGACGACGTCGTCATCGATGTCGCTCGTAAGCGTCTCGTAGCCGTTGGCGATCTGATGTCTGCAGGACTCACGCAGGGCATCAACAACCCACTCGGTACCACGATCCTCGAATGGGAGCAGGCATCCGACTTCACGGCGGCCAACGTCTCGATGGACGGCGTGACTCCGGGTGAGGAAGATCGGATGGAGTTCACGCTCCAGAGCTTGCCGCTCCCGATCATCCACAAGGAGTTCCGGATCAACATCCGGGCCTTGTCGGCTTCTCGAGAGCGTGGTCAGCCTCTCGACACCACCCAGGCAGCTCTCGCTACCCGGCTCGTGGTGGAGAAGATCGAAGAGATGCTCTTCCTCGGTTCGACCGTCGTAGTCGGCGGTGCTGGGATCGAGGGTTATACCACCGCTACCAACCGTAACACCGGCTCTCAGTCGGCAGCATGGGACACGGCAGCGACTGGCGAGCAGATGCTCGACGACATCATCGCGATGATCGCGGCTCTTCAGGGCGACAACTACTACGGCCCCTATGGCGTGTACACCACGCTCGCGGCCTACAATCGGATGCTCGACGATTTCAAGACGAACTCCGACAAGTCGATTCTGTCACGTCTCCTCGAGACTCCGGACGTTTCGTTCATCCGCCCCACCAAGGATGTCGTGGCCGATACCACTCTCATGGTCAATCTCAGCTCGGATGTCGTCGACATCGTCGATGCCATGCAGCCGACCATGGTTCAGTGGGAGTCGAACGGCGGCATGACCCAGCACTTCAAGGTGATGGCGATCATGATTCCACGGATGAAGTCGGACGCAGAGAACCAGTCTGGCATCGCTCACTACACGTAAGTCGTCAAGCTCCGCTTACGTGCGTGGGGATGGAGGGGGCTACGGCCCCCTTTGTCCTTCTAAGGGCGCTACAACAGAACACCACAGCACAGGAATATAAAAATGGCAACCGAAGTACAAACTTACAACGTCCCCAAGGGCAAGCTCGCTCGACGAGTGGTTACCGGGAAGTTTCACGGGATTGGCAAGGACGGGAAGCGATTCGTCGCGCGTCCTGGCGACGTTGTTGCGCTCACTCCCGATCAGGCAGTAGCGTTCGCTGACGTCATGGAGGATCCGATCATCGCGGACGCTCAAGCGACGGCAATGCGTGCTGCTCGTGAGGCTGCAGAGCGGGCAGAACGTGAGGCTAAGGAAGCCGCTCAGGTGGCGAGATCGAGCGCAGCTGCGGAGTAACAAGTCATGGCTACTACAGCGACGGTTATTTCTGATGAAGTGCAAAGCGACGGACGTCGCCGTGTGACCTACGAGTTTGATACGGGCACGGGGTTCACTTGGCAAATCAACGTGCTGATCGGCGCAGGTGTCGATGCGCAAGCGGATGCGAACTCCAGGATCCCAGATCAAGAAGCGGCGCAAAAGGCCCGAGAACGCGAGTACGCATGGGCGGTGGGTTCCGAAGGCGGCGATCCTGATTTAGAAACGTGGCACTTCAACACGCTGGCGGACATCCAAAAATACTACTTCCGAAGGTTGTTCAACCTGATGCGTGACGAGGTGGAAGATCCAACAAAGTCGGATATTTGCAACACCTGCCGCCCGTATCTCAACAAGCACAATGCGGCGACGACTAACGGGTTTGTTGATGCGGGTTGGGGGGTCTCTGTGACAAACGACGCCCGCGGAAAAATCTCGGCGGTTGGAGTGAACATCGATCAGCTTGACCACGGCCAAGCGGAGCTAGACCTGGAGTTCTAACATGGCTGCGTACTACATAGACTCAAACGCCGTGGGTCTTAACGACGGAACATCGTGGACAAACGCCTATTCTGATATTGCGACCGCACTTTCAGGGAAAGTGGCTGGAGACGTTTTCTACGTCGCTTCCAACCATGCGCATACGCATTCTGGATCTCACCTCACCTACACCCTTCCCGCAAGCTCCCTCGGGAACCCGGTGGTCTTTATCAGCGCCAATACAGGAGCGTCGCCCCCAACAACGTATGC